AGAGGTCAAGGTAGATAATGTCTATTTCTAGGTCTCAAATGCAACAACAAGTATCTACAGGAGGTAGAGCAATGAATAAAAAATTAAAACCTGTTCCACCAAAAAACAAAGGATTAAAAAAATTACCCACTAAATTAAGAAACAAAATGGGTTACATGAAAAAAGGTGGCAAAGTCAAATAATGTGCCAAGGATGTGATTGCGCTAATGACTGTCCAAATAAAACAAAGATGCTAGATAACTGTCAAAAATGTGGTTGTATTTGTCATGCAGAAACTACTTGTATGTGTGAATGTGCTATTTGTAATTGCTTAGATTGTGAAAAAAAAAGAGAAGAAAAAGATGGCTAAATTGTGTGCAAAAGGTAAAGCGGCCGCTAAAAGAAAATTTGATGTCTATCCTTCCGCTTATGCTAACATGTATGCTAGCGCCGTTTGTTCAGGTAAAATAAAACCTGGTGGAAAAACAAACAAAGATTCTCAAAAAAGAAAAAAGGTTTCTAACTACAATCAAGGAGGAATTGCCAAAGGTTGTGGTGGAATAATGGAAAATAAAAGAAAAGTAACAAAGAGATTTTAATGGCTAAAAACGGTTTACGTAAATGGGTCAAAGAAAAATGGGTCGATATCGCTAATCCACGGTCCGACGGTTCTTATCCAGCGTGTGGCCGTTCAGGTGGAGAGAAAAGAAAAAAATATCCAAAATGTGTTCCTATAGCCAAAGCTAAAAGTATGTCTAAAGGTCAAAAAAAATCTGCTGTTAGTAGAAAACAAAAAGCAGGTAATACAGGTCCTAAACCCTCAATGGTTAAAACAATTGTCAAGAAGAAAAAAAGCTGAAGAGATAAAAAAAGATGTAATTAATTGGTCTAAGACAGTCTTAGAACCAATGAATAAACATATTGGATTTCCAGCTTGTCCTTTTGCAGCTAAATGGAGAAAAGATGATAAATTACAAATTGAAGTTCGTATGGATAAATCTAAATATGAAAAACAACTAACAGATGTTCTTAGATCTTGGAATAAAAAACAACATGACATTATTATTTATTGCGACCCTTTTTTTGAACAATACTCACCTGAACAGTTTCAATATAAAGTAGATTTTTATAATAAAACCTATAATAAAAAAGATGTTTACTTTATGGGATTTCATCCTAAAACACCTGCCGATCCTGAAAGCGAAGCTTTTCTATGTGATCCTACAGAAGAACCTGTTGATCATTCTAATTTAGAGTATTCCATGATGCTAATACAAAAGTTTAAACAGCTATATGAAGCAAGTTGCAAACTCCATAAGATAGGTTATTATGAAAAATGGCCAAAAGAATACTACGAAGAAGTAGTAGTCGAAAGGCAAAGTACTTACGAAAAACTTTTTAAAAAAGGAGTAAAATCATGATGAAAAAGAAACAAGTTATTAAAAAACGTGGCGGTGGCATGGCTAAGAAGCGTGGCGGTGGCATGATGAAAAAACGTGGCGGTGGCATGATGACAAAAATGAAATCAGGTGGAGAAGCCATTGGTCAACGTAAAAAAATAGCAATGGGAATGTAATATGGCTACCTCTGGAACCACTACTTTTAATTTAGATATTGATGACGTTATTGAAGATGCATACGAGAGATGTGGTTTTGAAACTCGTTCTGGATATGATTTAAAATCTGCAAGAAGAAGTCTCAATATCTTGTTTCAAGAATGGATGAACAGAGGTATTCATTTGTGGAAAGTAGAAAATGTTACTGCTAATTTAACGGCAGGAACAACTTCTTATACTGCTCCTAGTGATGCTAGTGCTGTTTTAGAAATGACCTTTAGACAGGTAACAAGTGGGACAACCACAGACACTACAATGACAAAGATATCTCGATCAGAGTATCAAGCTTTACCTAATAAATATTCTCAAGGACAACCAACACAATATTATGTAGAAAGAAACTTGTCTAATGTTGTTATCAATCTTTATCAAACACCCGGCACTACTGATACGCAAATTAATTATAATTATATAGGAAGAATACAGGATGCTGGAGCTTATACTAATCAGCCTGACGCCCCTTTTAGATTTCTTCCTTGTATGGTTTCAGGATTAGCTTTTTATTTATCTCAAAAGAAAAACCCTCAGATGACTCAGTCTTTAAAACTTTATTATGAGGATGAACTACAAAGAGCTTTAACGGAAGATGGACAACGATCTTCTATCCATATTGTTCCTCAAAACTATTATGTAGGTTCGTAACATGTCTACCTTTGCGTCAGGTAAATATGCTCTAGCCCTTTGTGATCGATGCGGCCAACAATATAAATTTTTAGAGCTAAAAAAAGAGTGGAATGGCCTACAGGTTTGCCCTGAGTGTTACGAGCCTAAACACCCTCAATTAGAACCAAAAAATGCTTCAGCGGATCCTCAAGCACTTCCTTGGTCACGACCCGCTAGAACTGAAACAACAGTTCCAATTATATTAGATTTAAATCCATTAACAGTTACTCAAGGATCTTCTTTAATAACTGTTTTTGAAGATTCTCATGGAAGAACCACTGGAGATACAGTTCGATTTAGAGATGGATTAGGTGGATTTGGTATAACTGCTAATAATATTAACTATGATTTAGGATATACTATTGCAGTTGTGGATGATAATAATTATACTTTTACTGTGAATACAGACATAGCCACAGGAAACGGAACAATTGGAGGTGGAAGTATTTCTGCTGGACCAGTTGTAGTGCAACCATGAACTATAGTGAATTAATAACAAATGTTAGAGAGTATACAGAAGTCGACAGTAACGGCTTACCCGATTCTATACTCAATGTTTTTATTACTAATATTGAAAATAAAATTGCTAGACAATTAGATAGCGATGATCAAAGACGCTATGCCTTTACTAGCTGTGAAGTCAATAATGCTTTTATTGATGTCTCTACTTTAGGGGGTTCTTTAGGAGGCTTTCGATTTGCCAGAGGACTACAATTAGTTAATAGTGATAATACTAGGGAATGGGTAGAACAAAGAGATACTACTTTTATGGCTGAATATGCTCTTACAAGAAGTGACCCTACTAGCGCTACTAACGGTAAACCTAAATATTGGGCTAATTGGGATCAAAATACTTTAATCTTATCTCCTACTCCAGATCAAGCTTACACTGTAGAATTATGGTATGTCGAAAATCCAGAGCATTTAGATACAAGCAATTCAAGTTCGACTACATTTATTTCAACAAACGCTCCTGAAGTTTTACTTTATGGTGTTATTTCTGAGGCATATTCTTACTTGAAAAATCCACAAGAAATGCAATTATACGAAGGTAAGTACCAAGTAGCTCTGCAAGATTTTGCACAGGAGCAAATGGGTCGCAAACGTAGGGATGAGTATCAAAATGGTGTGTTACGCATTCCGATGAAATCGCTAACACCATAAGGGAGTAAATAACTATGGCTATAAACCAAGCAGTATGTGCAACGTTTAAACAGCAGCTTCTAGATGGCGACCACGATATCAGCAATGATACATTAAAGCTCGCCCTCTACACAAACGCAGCTACTTTAGACGCTAACACAAGTGCCTATGCAGCAACCAACGAAGTTGGTGACTCAGGCTCTTATTCAGCAGGTGGTGGAACACTTGAAAATGCAAACGTTAGTTTAACAAAAACCAATGCAACCGCTTCAACAGCTTTTGTTGACTTTGATGATTTATCATTCACCACAGCAACAATCTCTGCTCAAGCAGCGTTGATCTATAACACTTCAGCAGCAAATACAAATGCATCAATTGCGGTGTTAGATTTTGGTGGTGTGAAAACATCAACTAACGGAACATTTACAATTCAGTTCCCAACCAACGATGCCACAAACGCAATTCTAAGAATCAGCTAAGGCATATTTAATTTACAAACACGAGTGATGTTTGTAGTATAACGTATGTCTTTTGCTGATTCACCCTTTGCTAGTGCGCCCTTTGCGGCAACAGGAGAAAGTAACGCTACTGTTGCATTAACGGGCTTTCAACTAAACATTGCCCAAAACAATCTGATTGTTTCTGCTGGTGGTAGCATTATCGTTACCGCAGCCGAAGATCAGATGGAATTTTCTATCGGCACTGTTATTGCAGAATCTCAATCTATTGTCGATGCAACAGGTGTTGAAGCTAGTGTTGATGTAGGCACTGCCGTTGCCTCTGCTAGTGCACTCGCTACTGTCACAGGAATTGAATTATCGACAGAATTAGGAACTGAGACAGTTACTGCTAATTCTAATATTTCTGTTACAGGTGAATTAATATCTACTAATACAGGAACTGAGACAGTTACTGCTAACGCTGATATCTCTGTTACTGGATTTGATTTAACCTTCACAGAAGGTACTGTTGTCACAACAGCAACTTCGGTTGTGGATGTAACAGGAGAGCAGATAGACTCTGCTCTTGGTACGGAAGTCGTTACTGCGGATGCGAATATAAGCGTCACAGGATTTGGTTTACAGTTCACTGAAGCAAACGTAGATGTTCAAGCAGGAGCTATCGCTTCTGTTACAGGAGAACAAGTAGATTCAGCACTTGGTAGTGTCGATATTGAAATCGTCACTGTCGTTGAGCCAACAGGAGTTCAATTACAATTTGCTGAAGGAACAGAAGTCGTTACTGCGGATGCAGATGTCCAGGTAACAGGACAGATATTAACATTTGCGATTGGTCAAGAAACGATTGTCGATGCGTGGGAAGAAGTCAAAACTAACGCATCAAATTCGTGGACAGAAGTCGCTGCATAGGATATAAAAAAGTATGCCACATTTAGGAGTTGGAGATAGAGTTAAAGAGACCACGACCACCACAGGTACGGGTACAATTGATTTAGCAGGAGCCGAAACAGGCTTTCAAACTTTTGTTGATGGAGTAGGCAATGGCCACGAAACATATTACGTTATTGTCGATTCTAATACAGGGGATTATGAAGTAGGTGTCGGTACAATTACCGATGCTGCGACTGACACTCTCTCTCGTGATACAGTTATCAGTTCTTCTAATGCAGGTGCTTTAGTTAATTTTGGAGCAGGATCAAAAGACGTATTTTGTTCACTTCCTTCCGAACGAGCCGTTATCATTGATGATGCTTCGAATGTCGAAGTCACTGCTAATATTACGGCAACTGCTTTTGATGGATCAGGTGCCGCTCTCACAGCTTTAAATGCATCGAATGTTTCTTCAGGTACTTTAGATAACGCAAGACTCGATGCTCAATTACAAGACATTGCAGGATTAGCCACAACAAGTGGTAAAATTATTCAAGGAGACGGAGCTAATTTTGTTCTCTCCACTTACACCATTCCAACTTCCGATGGAACAACAGGACAAGTTTTAACAACAAATGGAAGTGGCGCTGTCACTTTCCAAACTCCTACTGTAGGAGATATTACAGCAGTGACTGCTGGCTCTGGTTTAACAGGAGGAGGAACAACAGGCGATGTGACTCTCAATGTAGGAGCAGGCACAGGTATCACTGTCAATGCTGATGATATTGCCATTGGTCAAGACGTAGCCACATCTGCTTCACCTACTTTTGCAGGTGGTACATTTACTGCGAACGTTGCCTTTGGTGATTTAGATTTTATCAACATGGG